GGATTCTAGAAAGCGTGTGGCCCAGATCACCTGACCGGCCACGCGCATCCGACCGAACACCTCGCCCACCGCCGTCCCTTCCGACGCACCCATAAGGCGAAAACGCTCGACGCGCCCCACCTCGACCGCTTCAGACCCGCCGCCGAGGATCCGCTGGTCGATCGCGCGGCCGAGCGTCGCCCCGACCGCCCGCCCGATCACTGCACCGGAGAGCCCAAGGACGGTGCCACCAAAGCCGGCCCCGATTGCCGCCCCTGCGGCCGACAGCACAAGCGTTGCCATTCAACAGGCTCCTTCAGGAAATGCAAAACGCGCCACGATCCGCCGCTGCCACGGCTGGGAAAGCGGGCTTTCGATGACGCCATGCCCGGTGTAGGCATGAACGAAGCGCGCCGGGTCCGTCGCGGCCTGAATACCCAGATGCTTGGCAATTCCATGATCGCTCATGCGAAACAGCAGTACATCGCCCGGCGCGGGCGCATGCAGCGACTTGGACTTCAGGCACCGCAACGCCGCCGACATCAGGACCTCTTGCCCTGATGGCTCGGCCCAGTCTGCGGTATAGGGCGGCACCGGTTCAGGTTCCGGACCGAGGATCGCGCGCCACACCCCGCGCACAAGGCCAAGGCAGTCCGTCCCCGCACCCTTGGTCGAGCACTGATGCTGATAGGGCGTTCCCACCCAGGATCGTGCTTCGGACACGATACGTTCTGCAAGGATCATTTCAGCAAGCTCCCCCCATCATTGCCGCTGCCGGTGGTCGGGTATGCGGTCATCCAATCTTCGCCTGGAATATGAGGAAAGCCGCGAAAGTTCATGAAATTGTTGAACTTATCGCGACATGTCGATGCGCGCTTGTCGCAGCCTGCTTCGATCCGGACGGTGTCGCCCCCGGTCGGCGCGATCGGCAGCGCCTGCCACAACTCGATCTCCCGACGCCCATCAGGCAGCGTCCGGTCAGCCTTTATGATGCCCGACAGACCCGTCGCTCGGCCACTTCGGACCAACAGGCGCCCGCGCTCGAACCAGCGCTCGTGCGTACCGGCCAGACCGGACAGGCGGATGATGCGCGCCGCAACCACAGATTGCACAGCGCGCTCGGCCGAGAAGCCGTCGGCGGCAAGCCTGAAGCGACAGTGCCCATCACCCAGCACCGCGGCACAGGCCCGCTGATAGAGGCGTCCCTGCGGCTGGTTCAGCCGCTCGGCCAGACCGCGGAGTTCGGCATGAAAGCTGCCGCCCGCCCGCGTCACCTCGCCAATCGTGCCCGAAAAGCGCAACATCCGCTCGCGCACATCGGACCAGTTCACCAGCCAGACCTTGACCGCGGCGCCGTCATACCGCCCGGCAAGGATATCCTCCTCGACAATGGCGGATGAGGACAGCATCCCCATCGCTTCGGTGTTGTCCACCGACAACCCGGTGGATTGCTGCAGGGCGCGTCCGGTCATTCCGGTATCGGCCCTGAATTCGATATCCTCGAACGAGAACCCTGCGTCATGGTCGGTGAACCCGAGACACAGGCCATCGGAACGGATGATTGCCCAGGCATGGCAGACCGTGGTCGATCCGGTCGCCAGATGTTCCAGAAGTTCGGACTTCGGCATCAGATGCGCACCTCCACCACGGGCACGTCAGGCACCTCGCCCGCCTGGAACGAGGCGATGGACACAAGGATACGGTCGGTATCGAAGCGCACCGGCACGTCGAACTCGAACCCGGCATGGATGACTGCGCCCATGGGCGGTGGGCTGGCGAAGGTGATTTCGCCCGTCCGCATGTTCACCTCATATTCCTGACCGGGCAGTTTTGTGTCGCGGTCAATGGCAACCTGGACGGTGCCCTCAACCGGTTTGCGGATCGGCCGGACATAGCTCTGATCGCCGGAACGATAGGACTTCGTCAGTTGGAACAAGACTTTCTGGTTGTTGCCCGTTCCCAGTACCTGGTCGAATGCCGACACTTCGGCTTGCGCGCGCGCCGATTTCCAGTCGGACCAGTCCTTCCAGCGGAAGCCGTGCAACTGGCCGCGACGCGCCTCAAAAAATGCGACCAGCGCCTCGACATCCTCCAGCGAGCGCAGCCCGAGCCCTGCGTCATAGCGGCGGCGCGAGTGCTCCCAGGGGGAGTTGCGTTCCTCGAATCCGTTGGCGAGGGTCACGATCTCGGTCCGGCGTTCGGGCCCGCCGACAGATCCGAAGCTCAGTGCCGTGGGGAAGCGCACTTCATGAAAACCCATCTTTCGCTCCTTACCGGTTGCGCTGGCCGCGCGCGATGGCGCGTCCGGCCTGTGCCGCGATCTGCGACTGGCTGCGTTGGAACCCCTGCACATCGGGCGTCGAGATGTTCATGACGACTGTGACCGGGCGGGCGGCACCTGCGGCCTGCACGCCCAACCTTCCGTCGGCACCGCGCGCAAGGGGCATGATCGCTTCGGGGCCCGCCTCACCCATCAGGCCCGTTGCGCCCCGCATCGGAAAACTGACCGGGCTGGAGACAACCCCACCCTGCGCAAAGGGAACGACCCGACCGGCCGAGAAGGCGCCACCCTGTGCAAAGGGCATGAATGCGCTCATCGCGGTGTTCAGCCCCTTGGCCAGTACACCGCCCACCGCATCTTGTGCAGGCCTCATCGCCATCGAATAGACCGAGCCGATGACCGACTGCATGACAGATCGCAGCGCATCCGACAGGCGCGCGCCGTCGAACACCACATCGTCAAAGGCACCCTTCAGCCCGCGCCCGAGGCCCGAGGCGAGTTGATCAACCTCGCGCCCGGTATAGACCATGCTCTCACGCAGCCGCGACAACTCTCCCTCAAAGGTCGCGGCCACATCCGTCGCGCCAGTAAAGGTCGCCTCAAGCGCTGCGATCTGGTCTTCAAACGTGTCCGTCTGCGCCATGTCCATCCTCGGTATTCAGATCTGGATAGGCGCGCGCCAGTTCATTCAGGCGCGCGCGCGTCAGCGGTGGCTGGGCAGCATCAACGCCCAGCATGATCCGCAACTCCATGGGCGTCAGGCGCCAAAAAGCCTCTGGGCTGAGGCGCAGGCCATGAAGCCCCGCCCGCATCAGGCCCGCCCAGTCGAACCTGCGGGGCGCGATCATGATGCATCTGGCGGGGCAAAGGCGCGGGCCAGAAGCTCGGCCGCTACCCGCGCCGCGCCAACCGCACCGCCGTTAACCTCGGCCGCACGCAACTCTGCCGCGCCGCCTTGCCATCCGCCGCCGCGCAGCCCCGCAACCAGTACCGCCAGCACATCGCGCGCCCCGAACCTGCCACCCTCGAACCGCTCGATCAGGTTGATCAATCCACCTGCCTCCAGCGCGGCCTCAAGTTCTGCCAGCGCGCCCAGTGTGAGCTTTGCCACATGGCGCTGACCGTCAATGACAACGGCCACTTCTCCGGCCCAGGGGTTCACCATCACAGCGCCGTAAAGGTCAGCGCCCCGGCCGAGGCCAGCGTCAGCTCATAGGTCGCCTCGCCATTATAGCTTCCGGCATACTCGATCGCGGTGATCTGGAACGGCCCCTCGACGATCCCGAAGTCGGGGATCACCACCTGAAACTCGGGCATTTCGCCGTCAAAGAAGATCTGACGTGCCCGCTCGTCGGTGTCCGCGTCGCGAAATACGCCCGAGCCCGAGATCGAGGCCGAGCGCATTCCCGCGCCCGCCAGCAACTCGCGCCATCCGCCCGCGCTTTCAAGGCTGGTCACATCGACCGTTTCGGCGTTGAAGCTGATGCGTGAGGCGCGCAGCCCCGCCACCGTCTCGAACTGGCGGCTTCCGTTGATGTCGATCTTGACCAGCAGGTCCTTGCCGCTTTGCACAGCCATGAATTTCTCCGATCTTTTCCATGCGGGGCGCCGAGGGTCAGGCTTCGACGCCAGTGTTCTCGATGGGTTGTTGGTTAGCCCTCGATCCGCGCGGCAAAGCGCAGATCTATCCGCCGCGCCCCGCCCTGATCGACGCGCCGGGCCTGCGCCTTGATGAAGCGCAGGGCCACAAGTCGGCCGCGGCTCAAGATCAACGGGGCATCGACCAGCGCGTCTGAAACGGCGACGGCGATCTCTTTTGCCTGCAGAAAGCCTGAGGCGTCGGAAATCACGCTGACGACAAAGCGGTGCGTGGCACCTGCGCCTGTCGCATCGCCTGCGTTCGTCGCTTCTTCGGGCCCCAGCAGGACGAAACTGCCGCCACCCGCGCCCGGTGGCAGGGCGTCATGCACCGGCACATCGGGCAAGTGGTCAACCAGTCGCTGATAGACCGCCTGTTGCAGCGCGGCTGCGGAACCGTAGCTCATGCCGGGATCTCCTCTCGGGCGTAGCAGGTCAGGTAGCGACCCGCAGCATCGGCCTCGACCACCGCGAGAATGGCAAACAGCCGATCTCCCTCGCGGAACCGCTGTCCGGCGCAGGGCCGCGCCGAACTGCCCCGGGGCGCTGCTCGTACAGTGATCCGCATCGCAACACTCGAAAGTGTCACCTCGACCCCTGCGACGTCGCGCCCGGATCCAGGCCGCACCTCGGCCCAGAGTGTGCCAAGTGAGCGCCAGAGGGTCGTGAAACCACCAGCGCCATCGGCTGCCGGCTCGCAGCCTTCAAGCACCAGTGCACGGGACAGGTTTGGCGCGCTCATGCCGCGCCCCCACCCAGAACCCGCACATTGCGCCACCCCTCGATCAGTGCTTGCACCGAAGTCGGCAGCGCCTGCGACGGCCCGTCGTGGCGGTGCTCATAGGCTTGGGCGGCCAGAAGCAGAACGGCCTGTGCAAGATCCGCCGGAACGGCTGACCAGCCAGCGCCGAAACCCGCATCGAACTCGACCTCCACCTGCCCATCGGATGGGACCGAGGGCAGAAGGCTACCCACTGGCACCAGGCGCGGCCGGTGACGGTCGGCCCGCAGCCGATAGCGCGCGGACGACACGGCTGTTGCAGTGCCCTGCGCGTCGACCAGCGCAACACCGACAATCGCCGATACCGGCGCGACCGGCAGCGCCTGCCCTGCGGGATCGCGCCAGTCACCCAGCACCAGTTTATAGCGGCGGGTAAGAAGTACCTTGCCGATCCGCCCCTCGATCGTGGCGATCGCGGCGCGCAGGTGACTTTCCAGCAAGCCATCCTGCAGGGTCTCTGCCCCAAATCCAGTGCCCAATCGCAGGTGATCCTTGAAGGCCTGCAGCGGCAGGGCGGTCGTTGGCACTGTTGTCTGCTCGATCAACATCATTATCGGCTCCCGAAAGGATCGTATCCCCCAGTCAAGGCCGGACGCGCGCGCGACCCGCGCCACTCGGACGGAGGGGGAGGCTAGAAGGCGCAGATCATGCGCGCGTCCGTCAGGTCCGGGCAGGTGGCGCCCGGACCATCCGCTCAACCCGTCAGGACACTGCGATCTTCAGAAGCTTGATCGCGGCATAGTCGGTGATGTCGCCGCCCACACGCTTGCTTGCGTAGAACAGCACATGCGGCTTGGCCGAGAAGGGATCGCGCAGCACGCGCAGATCCGGACGCTCGGCAATGGTATAGCCGGCGCCAAAGTCGCCAAACGCGATCGGATAGGCATTGGCCGCGATATCGGGCATGTCCTCGCAGATCAGCACCGGATAGCCCAGAAGCCGTGCGGGCTCACCCGCCGCCAGGCCGTCGGACCACATGAAGCGACCGTCAGCATCCTTCATCTTGCGCACCGCGCCCGCAGTTTTCGAATTCATGATGAAGGCGCCATTCGCCCGGTACTCGGCGCCAAGCGCATAGACCAGCGAGATGATGCAGTCAGCCGAATTGGTCGTGGCAAAATCTGCCGCAGCGCCCGTCGGCACATAGCCAAGGCTGCCCCAGGTCCAGGCGTCATTGGCGACCTTTGCCGGAAGCAGGATGCCCTTGGGCTTGTCGACCCCGTCGCCAGTGATGAAGGCCGCCGATTCCGCACGGATGAACCGGGTTGCGATCTTGCCTGCCAGCCAGCCCTCGACGTCAAAGGCACTGTCATCCAGCAGACGCTGGCTGGCCTTCGGCATGGCCGACAGCTCATGCAGCTTGATCGAGATCCGCTCGACCGCAGGGGTCGAGGTCTCGGTCTGGCTGGCGGTCTCGGTCGACCAACCCGAGCCAACCTCGGTGCGGTCAATCAGCACATCGAACGACGGCCCGTCGACCTGCACCACATTTGCCAGCGCCCGCAGGCTGGCAGTCGAGACCAGCATCGAACGGATCGTATCCGAGGTGCGGGGATCGACCAGATAACCGCCGTCTGCCGCCACCGCCGTCGACATGGCTTTGCCTTCCAGCGACAGCCCGCGCAGCGCATCGTCATCGCCAGTGCGGATATAGGCGTCGAACGCCTTCACATGGGGCACCTCGACCTCGGCGCGGGTCGAGAGCGCCGGGCGGCCATGGGTCATCGTCTTGGCATTCAGCATGGTCAGTCGCTCTTCCTGTTGTTGCAACGCAGACTTCACTTCACCCTGAAAGAGTTTGAACTCATTCAGGAATCCAGCCACGGCAGATTTGACTTCCGCCCCCGGATCCTGCTTCTGGTTCTGGGCATCAGGCATGTCGCCACCGCCCCGAGCCGTTGTCTCGGTCATCATCATTTCCCCAAACGGTTTCAGTGAAAG